CTGAGCGAGTCTGCACCCTGCGCGCCGCCCTGCGCGCCGCCCTGGGCCCCGTCTAGCGTCAGCATATGGGCCGTGTATAGGCCCGCGGCGAAGTCCAGCCATTTGTCCGTGAACCGGCGCTTGTTGAGCGCGTCATACGCCAGCTCGATATATAGCTCAACACTACCAGGCGGATACTTGACGGTATCCCCAAACGCTGGGTAGCGCTGCCGAAAATCCGAGCTGGACAGCGGCATGATTAGATGCCGTCACGGTACGCGATGGTCGACGGATACACCACTTCAACCTGACCCATGCGGCCAAAGTAGGTGGTCAGCTGGCGCAGGTCGCGGTACTCAACCGGCGTGCGCTGGATCGGAACCATCGGGAACCGGACATATTCCATCTGATTGGAATACGCAACCATTCGCGAATTCGCGGAGGCCTGGCCCGCGTTGAGCCACTTGACCGGCTGAATGTCGAGCGGGGTGCCGTTGATGGCGTTCGACAGGCTATTCATCTGCAGGTACTGAAGGATGGAAATGTTGCCTGCGGTCGAAACCTTGCCCTGGACGATCACCGAATACTGGTCAGGCGGTAACAGTAACTTGCTCGGCGCGACGGCCCAGCCGGATTCCTTCCAAGCGCTTTTCAACACCTCGTTAACGTCGGCCAGAATTTTATCCGGGCCGGTCGCTGATGCGCTCCAGTTGCCAGTGGTGGCGGTCGCGCTCGACACGCCCGGATCGTTTAGCAGGCCGGTGGCGCCGATAGAGTCATCACCCACGTATACCATTTCGTCGGTATCCATCTGGTGCTTGCGCTGCATACCCATAAATTTCTGGGCGTCGATCGGCCGGCCGGCCTGCTGGGCGCTCGCCAGTTCGGGCAGCGTCCAGCCGAGCTGCATCGCCCACAAGGTCAGCGGGTGCGGAGTCTTGCTGATATCCAGCTGCATCGCCTGGATAGCGTTGGCATTTTTGCCGATGAACGCCTTACCGCTTTCGGATGGGCCGCCCGCAGATGCGAACGTGGAATTGCTGAAGCTGGACGTTTCATCGCCCATCGTCACGTCATTGCGCAGCATGATGTCGCGCGACCACGTAACGCTCGACAACGGCTGATGCAGCGTCTGGTCGAGTCGTTCAAGCTCACCGACGAGGAATGCCCCGGCGCTGTCTTGAGTCTGCTGGTCGAAAGTTAGCATTCGTGGCTCCTTAGATGTTATACGCGATTTCGACGTTGCCGGCGGCATCGCCTGTGGACATAAACACGGCGTTGGTGAGCTTGATGCTGTTGGTCGCCGTGGTCGGCGCTTCAGCCTCGATGCCCGCCGTGACCGGTGTCCCACCGGTGCCGGTCGCGACGCGAATGTACACCGGCTTGTTGAGGCCCGGCGTCCCAGCGTTGTTCTTGACGCTGATGTAACCGCGCCGCATCACGTTGGCCTGGCGGTCATAGGTCGGCGCTACCGACCCGGCGTTCACGTCGCCAGCGGTCGCGCCTTGGAACGGATAGGGGCGAACCAAAAAGCCATACACGTCAGCGGCCGCGTCGCCGCTGGCGATCGGGACAAACTGGTCATTGGCGTCGATTTTGCCCGGCAAGCCGTGAGCGGCGAAGCCCGACGGATCAGCGAACTGCTGCGACTCAATAGAAGCCTGGGATTCGCGAGTCAAAGCGCCCGCGAAGCCATGGCCCATGCGGTAGAGAAAAGCTGTCATATTAGGCTCCTGGCTTCATAGTGGCCCAGTGCTTAGCGTGGGCGTCGTTAAGTTCGGATGGCGTGGACGGCGCTCGTGCGCCGATATTGGCTCCGGTAGCCGGCGCGCCGGTGTTATTCCGATGCCGCCGGATTTCGGCAATCGCATCGAATGCGATATGGATGCGTTCTGACTCTGCCTTGAACGGATCGCCGGCCAACCGGGTGACAATGCCGTCGGCATCGTTTGCCGTAGCCATGGTCAGTACGCGACGCTTGAACGCTTCTGCGCTCTCGCCATCGTTGACCGTCGCGCCCGGCACGATAATCTCGGCGTTGGGTAAGCTGTCCTTCGCATCAACTGCGATGGCCGGCTTACTTTCTGACTCGCTTTCCGTCTTGGCCGTCATAGCCGTAACCGCGTCGCCAATCTCCTTGACCTGAGCGGATAGCCGGGCAAGGGCATCGTCGTTCGGGCTGGCCGCGGTAGCAGCCGCGGTATCGCCGGGGGCAGCAGCCGTTGTATCGGCGACACCAGTGCTGGTGGTCGGCGGTTCACGGAATTTTGTATCAAGCTCAGCGCTGTCCTTCACGCCGAAAAACGTGAGAACGCGCGCTAGAGTCGTGTCCTGCATAATAGTGTCCTTTGGTTCGTGGTCGCCGATCTTAAGCCCTTCGCCGCCGCGTGCGCGGTCGACAAGCGCTAAATGATTCATTCGTAATTGGGATTGAATTGCGTCGTACTGCTCGCCGTCTGGCGTTACGCCATCCTGAAAGTCGATCTGGCAACTGTAGCCCATCGACAACTCGCGCTTGCCGGCCCGAAAGTCATTGACCGCTTCAGCGTCCATGAGCGTGAGCGGCACGCGAATGTATTCGCCGTCGCGCATAACCTCGTCGCCAGTCATACCAGCGCCGTAGCGCTTCCAGTTGTTAACGTCGACGTTTTCGTCCGGGTGGTTATTCGTCACCGGGCGGTGCGCGTAACTGCGCAGCGCGTCGGCCGCGAACACCTCGGATTCCGGGCGGTACACGCGAACGTTTGGCATGTCCGGCCGGTCAAGCTCATGGCCAGCGTAGTCTTGAATACCGGTGCGCGCCACGCGCGCGCTGGACACAAGGTAACCGTCACCCGTTATCCGGGTGGCGGCATCATCTACCGCTACGGCGTCATGTAATTCCATTCACGTATTTCCGCTACTCATCGTTACAGTAGCGTACCTTGGTTATTCAGGCGCGTCAAGCGCTTTGTGTAAAACCCGAGTCTTACTCTGGGATTAGCGGCTCGGGGTAGCAGCGACAGTTGAATATTTCCCCTGGGTGGTGGTGATATGTCCTGTCCCCCGTTTTCACGGCCGGGGGCGAATCCCAGCGAAAGGTCTTGTTGGCCACCGCCCGATGGCCCAGGCGAACGTCCGCGTCACCCGCGGTGCGCCATATGTACTCTTCGCTGCCTACGCTCTGCGCGCGTGACTCGGTGAATTGGGTCGTGGCGCGGGCCGTTTCTGTCCGAGCGATGAGCCGGGCGCGCGCCCTTGTAACGTCGCTGGTGTTGAGTAGTTCGCGCTCGATGGACTGGCCCCGCGATCCACCGGCCAACGCCTCCAGCGATAACTGGCTCACACGCTCCGCTGCCTCGGTAGGGATTGACTGAATCAGCTCAACCTGCTCAGCAACCAAAATCTGGCGCGTCTCGCTCATATCAACGCCGTCGATCTTGGCCCTAATATTCCGGCTCAACTCGCGCGCCGTCTTGCCCCACAACTTTTCATCCTCGCGCTCGGCGGCAGCTACCATCACGCGCCCCGTCTCCCGCGCCCACTCGCGTAGCTCGGCTGAATACGCCTCCAGTTGCTGCCGAACGGTCGAAGCGCGCTGCGGATAGTTAACCACGTCATATGACTCGACCAACTGCCCCACGTTTTCCGCGATGCGATTAAGCGCGGCGTAGTAGCGGCGTTCAATCTTCTTGCGCGATGGCTTATACGTCGCCATCGCTGCCCTCCTCAGCCGTTTCCTCCAACGCGCTGTTGCCCTCTACGGCCGGCTCCGGCACGGCCGCCAACTCGGGCTCCGGTGCTTCGTTCTCCGCATCCTCAATATCCTGGTCGGTGATCGTGCTGAATACGCCGATCTTGCTAGACAGATTGCGCAGCTCTTCAAGCACGCGCGCGTGCGATATATTACCCTCGCGCTCCAGGTCATTCATAACCGTGCCGACGGACTGGGCGATGGTTGCTTTCTCGTTGTCGTCCAGCTGCCACAACGAGTTGAACGCGAACTCGAAGTCATCGTCCAACGGTTGCCCGGTTTCGCTACGACTGATCATTTCGTATAGAAGATGAAGCGGGGTGCGTAGCCGACTGTTTTGCGCCGCGTTCACGCCGTCGAAGTACGTCCGCAGATCGGATTCGCCGGTGCTCGATAGTCCAGCAGGCGACTGCCCGAACAGGCGTACCATCGGCACCTGGAGCGCGCCGGATAGCTGTTGGCCGAATTGGAGCATCATATCACTCAGCCCGCTAAACGCGTAGCTGCTTGTCTCAAACTCATCCTCGCCGTCAAGTATCGTGATGCCCTCGCTCGATTGCGTGGCGCGCATCATTTCAATCTGTTTGACCAGGCCATCGTAAGCCGGCCCGCCGCCCGCGACGAGCTCGCGAAATCCCGGCACCTTGAGCGTGCGGAGATGCGCCTTGTAGACTAGCTGCGCCGCGCCCTGGGTCGTGGAGTCAAACGCCACCATGCGATCCCAAACGCGCTCCAGCACCGACTGCCCCCAAAGGTTTTCGGCTAGGCGTTGCCAGTATGGCAGATGAACACCCTCCAAACGTATGCATCGCGTGTGATGAATCTTGGCGCGGCGCAACGCCATCGAGTCGGCCACCACGTCATAGTATTGGGGCAGACCGAAGTGCGGCCCATAATCCTCAACCAGGTCGTTAAGACTCGGCTGGATCATCCAGCGGTCGAGTACCTGGATGCCTTTGAACTGGCCGCGCTTAATCGACTCGACGTTGAGCGGTGTAGACAGGTCTTGGCCGTCGACCATCATGACTGCGATCGCCCCGCCATACAGCCGCGACCACTTGACCGCTTGACGCAACTGATTCCAGATTTCCCATTTCTCGAACCCGCGGTGAATAGCGCCCGCCCGATCTGGATCAATCGCTGACGTGATTGTCGATCCCGCACGCGTCATATCCTCCGCTACGGTATCAATCGCTACACCGGCCACCCAGTTCGTGCGGTATGCTGACTCCAACTCCCAGCGGTTGCGACTCTTGTAGCTCTGCCGGTAGTGGCTGCCGTCCTGCTGACTCCCCGCGCCTAGCCCTAGCTGCGCAGAGAAATTCACAAAGTTGTCCTTGAATTCTTTCCACATATTAGCGTCCGTTATCGGTGAACTGCGCGGCGTTCGGCGCGAGCAGTGTTGCCAGCGCCTGCCGGATGCTCGAAACAATCAAACCGACCCAGAACGTACGTGTGACTGTAATCATTTGCCTAACCTCGCCCACGTGTCTAGCGCCGCGGCCGTGGGCGCGATGTAGTTAAAAGCCGCCGCGGCCGCGTCAACCTGATCCGCGTATTTCCCAACCGGGAAGGTCTCGTGCTCGCCCTTGAATAAGTAGTTCCAATCGGCGCGCAGTAGGTACACGTTACCAGCTTGCACCTGGGCAGCATACGGATCGGCGCGAACTTCTTTGCTGCCTGTTGCGGTGTCCGATCGTATATTGTAACCCGCGAGACTCCTGACCGTGCTTTCCGCGGACTCCTTGCCCCCTGATCCCGGCTCCTGCTCAATGAGAATATGCGTGCCGTGACCGTCGATCTGCGCGGTCTGCCTCAACAGCCGCTCGCGCTTGAGCGCCGACAGCTGATCGCGCAACACGTCCGCGATTATATACTCGCCGTCGCGCGTGCGCAGCATCAAGACGCCCGCGGTATACGCGCCGCCTTGGGCGGTGCCGGCTTTGTCCCAGCTTCGCACGCGCTTAACGATCTGCTTGGGCTCGGGCAAGGTGTCGATGATGCCGAACTGATCGACCGGGAACATGCCACCACCGCGCGGCGCGGGCCGCTGCTGGAACTGGCCGGCAACCGCGTAATCACCCATCGCGGTCTTGTCGCGCTCGACCACGTGGCGCGGGAACCTACCGGGGAACAACAGCTCACCGTCCTCAGCCCTCGGGTCGGTGTACCGAGTCGACAGGTGCGGGTGGCTGTGCTCATACTCCATCGGGAGCATCAGGTGATCGTACCCCATACCCGGCGCGAGCGCCTCGCCCGCCACGTCACCGACCGCTAACCGCTGCATGATGATAACGATCGCGCTTTTAGCCGGCACGTTCAGGCGCGTCGGCAATGTCTCGTGGAATATCCGGCGGGTGGTTGCTAGCTCGGCTGCTGACACGGCAGACTCTACTGAATGAGGATCGTCCCAGACTACGCGGTCGCCACGGCTGCCCGTCATCGACCGCACCGGCATAGCGTGACGAAAGCCCAGGCTGCCATTCTCGAACTTGCCCGCGCTGTTCTGATCGTTGGCTAGCCGCAGCGGCCACAATCCCTGGAACCAATCGGACGTTATGAGCTGTCGCATCCGGCGCGCGTCGCGCAGCGCATAGCTCTCCGAATGGGATGCGGTCACAAACCGGTGCTGCGGCAACCCGATCGGCCCCCACTCCCACGCGGGCCAGAACACGGCGGTTAGCAGAGATTTCATCGTGCCCGGCGGTACGTTGATCAATAGCCGCGTGATCTGGCCTGCCGTGACGGCCTCCAGATGCTCGCACAGTACATCCATGTGCCAGTTGTGGATGTACGGCGTAGACGGCTCGAGGACGTGCCAAGCCTGGAGCACGAAGCTAGCGAGGCTGCGCCGACAATATTCGCGCTCCACCGCCTTCATATCTGCATCGGCTAACTCAACCGTCACCGCGGCGCGCCTTCATGATCTCGGCCAGCGCTTCGTCACTCATCCCAGATGCGTCAAATTTTGGCACCAGGTCTTCGCCGTTGGTGGTGTGGTCGATGTTTGTTGACTCACGGAATCCTGCCTGCGTTTTCAGCCAAAAAATCATAGCAGTAACATCCCCGCCCTTGGCCTTGTTAAACAGTGCCCCGCCGATAGTAGCATTGGCTTTTGCTTTCGCCAGGTCTAGCTCATCTCGGTAATACTTGCGCAGAGTCTTTTCGTCAATGTCCAGTACGCGGGCGATGTCTGTCTGATTTGTGCCCACCATCGTGTGAAGCTGCACGGTTTGGCGTGTGGCTTCTGTGGGCGCGTGTGGGGGTTTGGTAATTCTTTTCTTGGTCATGCGCTTATCTTACTGTTGAATGTCTCGCCTGTCGATTCTAGTACGGCCTCGCCGCCTGTATATTGCTGCCAGCGCTTGATTATAACGTCAACGTATTTGGGGTCGAGTTCCATCATCCGGCATTGGCGGTTGGTTTTTTCGCAGGCGATTAGGGTTGAACCGCTGCCGCCGAACAAGTCCAAATAAATCGACCCTCCGACCCCGTTGAATATGGCTTCAATCCAGGCCATAGGCTTGCCGTGGCCGTGCTCGTCTTTTTGCATTGTGTTGGGGAAAGCCTCAACTGTCGCTATATGCTTAGCTCCGTCTAGGGGTTGGTACTCGCTAGTTCCGCGAGTGTTTGATACTGTTCTTTTTTTTCCTCTATCCTTGCCGTCTTTTATAATCGACTTCTCAGTGTCAAAAAACGGGTCATCTCCAAAAACCCCCGCCGCCTTGTGTCGTTGCAACGGTCTATTTGGAGTATACCAAGATTGAACGCAATCCCAGATAAATTCGTATTGCGGTTGCCACCCTGCGCTTATCGCAGCGCAGGGGGCTATACCGAATCTCTTAAAATCCCACATTACAATTAGCTTTTTACCAGGTTGAGCGTCTGGTATCGACTTCCCGTATAGGCTTTCCAGCTCATACGGCGGGTCAATTAAACAGACATCCCACCTGCACCCATTAGTCAGGGCGTGGACCGCATCAATGCTAGTGGAGTCCCCGCACATAACTTTGTGGGAGCCGAGACCCCATACATCACCCTCAACCGTTACAGGCTGCTCTGGCGCTTCTGGCACCGCGTCATCGTCGGTCAACCCTTCCTGCGCTTCCTCGATCTGTAGGTCTGCAATTTCATCCA